GCAGGCTGAACGTGAATCCCTTGACTCCAAATCTGCCCCAGACCTCGCCGAATGTATGCGAGTATTCGCCAAGCAAGCCACAACCCTAGGCGGTGCCATTGCATACATTCGTCACATGTTTGCACTTTCCGGCGGCAAGATCAAATTCATGACAGGCCACAAAGCCAAGGGCCTTGAATTTGACCATGTTTACCATCTTGACTCGGACCTGCTGTCTCTCCACGGCCAAGACCCGAATATCCACTACGTCATCGACACGCGGCCGAAAGAGCGGCTGAGTTATATTCGCACGGAGAACATGTAATGGCCCTTTCAGATCAAATCGCTGCATATGAAGATTGCCTCGACCTTTACGAACGCGCCATGTCCGACGGTAAAGGCGCCAGAGTAATGCTTGAAAATGAAAATCAAGCGCGGTTATTTCAGCTTCGCATGAACCACGCCCGAGTGCTTCTTCGCCAAGATTCCAAACAAATCTATGACAAAATCGATCCACGATATGGTAAGTCTCAATACGATAAATTCGCTAATAAACTTCGTCAAGACGTCGAAGGCAATTGGTGGGTTTATGTAGAACAAACCATCCAGAACCTTCTCGCCATTGAAGGTCTTACAGAAATTGAATCCACATGAAAGATGAAGTAATCCAAAAACTTCTTGACCGTGCTGCCGATGAAGAAATCGGGATCGCGGTCAAAACCAACAATCCGGGTAACTTACAGCAACTGATTCTCGATTACATAAGAAGAAACCCAAACCCAGATCATCAGAAATTCAACATCGCTATCCCATCAATCCCCGAGCATATCTTCATTGCCCGTAAGACCACAGACCTTAACGAGGATTTCTGATGTGGTGGTCATCCGTCGACAAGCGAAATATATTAATCCGTGAAATGCAAGTCGCCGGGTACACATACAGATACCTTGCTCAGGTCTGGGGCTTATCAACCGTCAGAATATGGGTGATCTGCAATGACAGAATTCCACCGAACCAACATAAATCTCTTCGCAGACGATGTAGCATATCTAACGCGGCGTTATGGAACCGGCTGGACCGAGAGAGTCAGAGAAATGGTCCGCCAACGAGTCCGTAAACTTAAATCTAACGATCTAGAAGCCGACTCCGAGGACCTGCGTCAGTCGATTATATCTGAATTTGGAGAATATCCCGATGAAACAGATTGAAGCTAAATATCGTAAATTAACTCGGCTCCAACGCATAGGTGCTTCATGAGCAATGACCTCGACGAACTTATGTCACGCGATCCGCTAGAACTATCGTCCCAAGATATCGACGCAATTATCGACTTTCACCGCAAAGCTCGGGCCCGTCGAGCATCCGGCGAAAAAGTAACCAAGCCCAAGATTGACGTTCAAGAAATCCTATCCAAAACCATGGCCAAGCCGGTTGATGCTAATCCAATCAAGCGGAGGATATAATGTCCGATCAAGCCGATCAAACCCTCGACGAAACCCTGCTAACTATAGGTTCAACCTCTCCATTCTTGCCGGGGACCAATATCCAATTCGCATGGGATTCAACTTCTCTCGGCCTAATTAAAACCTGCCCTCGACTTTATCAATACACCATGGTTGATGGTTGGGCCTCAAAAGATACTTCTGTACATCTTCGCTTCGGCATCGAATACCACCAAGCCCTGCAAGAATACGACGTCTCGCGGATGAATGGGGTTCCGCATGAAGATGCTATTCATGACGTTATTCGCGAGCTTCTTATTCGGACTGCTGATTGGATTGTTGACGAGTCAACTAAGTCCGGGAGGTATAAGAATCGCCGGACTTTGCTTGGTCTTGTCATCGACTACCTTGATCATTTTCGCGATGATACTTGCACTACATACATTCGCTCCGACGGCACTCCAGCCGTAGAACTTAGCTTTCGGTTTGAACTCGACTTTGGTCCTCAAACTGTCGACGGCATATATCAGCAACCCTATATCCTCTCCGGCCATCTTGACCGTGTTGTTTCCTTCAACGACCAACTTCTCGTCATGGATCATAAAACCACAACCACAACTCCCGGCCCGTATTACTTCGCGCAATATGAGCCGAACAATCAAATGACTCTTTACACCTATGCAGGTCAGATAATCCTTCATACTCCGATCAAAGGCGTCTGTATCTCCGCAGCCCAGATTCTTCTAACTGAGCCTAATCGTTTTGTCCGGGGATTCACCTATCGCACAGAGGATCAACTCAACGAATGGATGAACGATCTTCAACTGACCCTGCAAATCGCGGAGCAATACGCTCAGATGAATTACTGGCCCATGAACGACACGGCCTGCGACAAATTCGGCGGTTGCAAATTCCGCGGCATCTGTTCCAAATCTCCAGACGTCCGGGAAATGTTTCTCAAGACCGATTTTATCAAACAGGCACCGGAAGATCGGTGGAATCCGTTGAGGTCACGATGAAGGATCATGTTATAGTCCCAACCACCATCGTTAAAATCGAAGAAAAATTTGTCGAGTACAACCACCGTAAAGGTCCGCTAGGCCATGAGTGCGATAAAGCTTCCATCGGCTGGTTTGTTCAATTCGACGGATCAACCGAGTCGATTAAACTTTGGGATTCCGATCCCGGATGGCGGGTTGGTGACAAAGTAGATATTCTCTTTCAAAGGAAACCCAAATGACCTCCCTCGCAAAGCACCAATCCAATTCCTTCACCAAGCTCCTACTTCTAGGTGATGCTAAATCAGGCAAGACCGGTTCCTTAGTCTCTCTCGTCAAAGCCGGATACAAACTTCGCATCGTTGACCTAGATAACCTGCTTGATATCCTCAAGTATAAAATCCTCGAAATCTGCCCGGACAAAATCGACAACGTCGAAGTCCGAACCATCCGCGATAAATACAAAGCTTCGCCCGGTGGCACGGTCATCGACGGCAAGCCCAAAGCATGGACCGACGTCGAAAAACTTCTAGACAACTGGAAATACACCGATGAAGATGGAACTGAATTTGACCTTGGAAAACCCGCAGAATGGGGTCCTGATTGCATCCTCGTAATTGACAGTCTCTCACGACTCTGTGACGCCGCTTACGATCATCATGAATCAATCGTTCCGCGAGGTAAATCTGGCGACTTTGACGGACGAACAGTGTATGGAAATGCTCAAGACGACGTCGAAAAGCTTATTGCAATGGTCACTTCAAAGAACTTTAAAGTAAACCTAATCGTCATTGCCCATGGTATTTACCAATCTAATCCAGATGGTACCACCAAAATCTTTCCGCAGGGCGTAGGACAAAAACTCTCGCCGAAAATCCCGCAGTATTTCCCGAACTATGTTCGATACAAGAACCAAAATGGCAAGCGCACGATTCAACTGGAGTCCGATCCTATGATCGACCTTGCCAATACCAATCCCGGAAAGCTTAATAAGAGCCTCTCAATTGAAACAGGCCTTGCTGAGTTTTTCGCGGTACTTCGTGACAATCCAATACAGGAGGCGCCTGAACGAGAAAAACCCAAGTCCCTGACTTTGAAGCGTGTCAACTAAGGAAACCAACATGTCCAATCCCAACTTTTCTTCCATCCTCGACGAAGCCCCGACCGAAATTGATCGCCCGAAGCCGCTCCCGGTTGGAACTTATCTCTGTACCGTCGTTGGATCGCCTGTTTACGACAAATCCACCAAGAAGGGCACCCCGTATGTTCAGTTCACCCTCAAGCCGATCGCGGCCGAAGATGACATCGACGCCGAAGAACTCGCTGACATGGGTGGGTTCGAGAACAAGACCATCCGCGCGACTTACTACACCACCGAAGAAGCCATCTATCGCCTCGATGAATTCCACGAGCATTGTGGCATTGATCTGACTGAACCTGCCTCGCGCCGGTCTCGGAATGATGACGTCGTCAATGCTCAGGTTCGCGCGGTGATCAAGCACCGGACTTCGGATGACGGTACTCAGTTGTATGCTGAGCTTGCTCGGACGCTGGCTGCGGATTGATCTAACTTTGGGAGGGAGCTTCGGTTCCCTCCCAATCACAGGAGAAATCTTATGGACGATGTTATGACACAAATCGAAACCGACATTGCTCAATTACTTAATACTCGCGGTCGAACTCATGGCGATTATGCAAAGCATGCAGATATAACACAACAAATAAAACTTTCTATGCAAGTAAATGCGTCTAAAATTTGGACTGAATACTCAGCAATGCAGCGTGAATCACTTGAAATGATCGCTCATAAAATCGGACGCATACTTGCGGGCGATCCAGATTTTCGTGATCATTGGGATGATATTGCCGGGTACGCAAAACTTGTAGCAGACCGGTGTACTAAATGAAACCAATCTTTCTCTTAGGCGATAACCGCGGCGAAACCGAGGACAAGCTCAACCTAGACTTTGTGTCTACCGCAGGTGCTGAACTTATTCGTATGCTTGGCGAGGCCGGGATTCTATCTCTGACTTCTTTCGATCGCGATTATATCCACCGATACTACACCACCAATGATCCCAGATGCCTAGCCGCAATCTGGGCCCTGCATCCCGAAGTCTACCGAACCAACGTATTCAAAATCAAAGCCCGCGACCTTGAGTTCTTCTGTGGACCCAAAGCCGAAGGCATCCCCGGATATCCTGCTTTGATCAAATCCAAATATGTCCGGCAGGAATTTGAACCTGAACTCGAAAGGCTCTGCCATGAAATCCTTTCAGTTGATCCCAATATTATTATTTGCTTTGGTAATCTCGCTTGCTGGGCTCTTAGCGGCGCCACAGGGATTACTAAAGTTCGTGGAACAACATCGCTTTCAACTAGAACTGTGCTTGACTATAAGCTCCTTCCTACTTATCATCCTTCTGCTGTTCTAAGACAATGGGAGCTCCGTCCAACTATCGTCGCCGATTTAATGAAAGCTAAAAGGGAGTCTGAATATGGAGAAATTCGAAGACCAATCCGAGAAGTCTGGATTGAACCAACACTCGATGACATTCAATCCTTCATTGAACAACACATTAACGGCTGCGACTTATTGTCTGTCGATATTGAGACAAGCGGATCACGGATTACTTGCATTGGATTTGCTCCAACCCCACGAATTGCTATCGTTATTCCGTTCGATGACTGGCGCGCAACAAACGGAAATTATTGGCCGACTAGAGAGGCTGAGCAAAAATGCTGGCGCCTTATCAGGAGAATTCTCGCTGATCCAAGCAGCCGAAAATTATTCCAAAACGGAGCCTATGATATCGCGTTTCTCTGGCGAGCCTACGGAATAAAAACCATCAATGCCGCCGAGGATACAATGCTTCTATCTCATGCATTGCAGCCGGAGTCTAAAAAAGGTCTTGGGTACCTTGGCAGCATCTATTCCGACGAAGGCAGCTGGAAACATATGAGGAAGAAAGATGAAACAATCAAGAGGGATGCATGATGACTACTGAAACAATGAAATGTATAATTGAAGACTGTGAAAAAGAAAGCTGATAAGAATGAAGATAATCAAAACACATGAGATGGAGCCAAGCTTACTGTCGGATTTTGAAAGGGATATGGTTTATAACGGCCTCGACGTTTGTGTAACCCGCGATGTGTTCGACGCCCTCCATCCGCAACTCGACAACCACACCACACCGATTTACAACTTCTCTAAATCCCTCCAAGCTCCAACACTTGAAATGCGCTGTCGCGGCGTCCTCATCGACGAAATCCGCAAATCCGAGGTCATAGATGAATATTATGAAAAGATGGAAATCGTTGAAGCAAACCTTAACCGGATTGTTTTCGACGGCATCGGAATGTCACATTTCAATTGGCGCTCCCCAGCCGATCAGCAACGATTGTTTTACGGAGAACTCGGTCTACCACCGATACGCAAATCAGGACGTCCTACAACGGATCGCGGCGCCAGAGAACGACTTGCAGTATATCCAACAGCACAATCAATCGTCGCCCATATCAACGTTCTCGCCGACCTCGGAAAGAAAATCTCCGTTCTTAAAACCGACATTGATCCAGACGGAAGAATTAGGACAAGCTATAACATTGCTGGAACCAATACTGGCCGATTCTCGTCATCATTATCTGATTTCGGAACCGGAGGAAATCTCCAAAACATTGAAGAATTACTAAGATCAATCTATATCTCTGATCCCGGAATGAAGTTCGTCAAGTGCGATGCCAAGTCCGGTGAATCATTCTGTGTCGGCGCAATCGAATGGAACCTTTTCCAAGACGGGAGATTTCTTGATGCCTGTGAATCTGGTGACCCTCACACAGCAGTTGCAAGAATTTGCTGGCCTAAGCTTGGCTGGACCGGCGACCTCAAGCGGGATAAAGATATCGCAGAACGACCTTACTACCGATCTTACTCTTACCGTTTCATGTGCAAGAAACTCGGTCATGGTTCCAACTACGGTGGTCGACCCGAAACACTTGCCAACCAATCCAAACTTGATATCTCCGTTGTCAGAGACTTTCAACCAAAGTACTTCGCCGCTTTTCCAAGCCATCAGCTGTGGCAAAAACACGTTGACGATACACTTAGAAAATTTGGATACCTTGTTTCGCTCACTGGACGTAAAAGATGGTTTTTCGGGCGACGTAATGATCCATCTACCCTCCGGGAGGCAATTGCTTTTGACCCTCAATGCAGTCTTGCAGACATTGTAAATACCGCGATGGTAAATATCTGGCGTAAAGGTCTGGCAATTATATCTATGCATGACCATGACGCATTGACGTTTATGTACCCAGAAAAAGACGAGGATCGGATTATTCCGCTGCTCATGGAAAATCTAGTTGTTCCGGTTCAACTTAATAATGGCCGAGTTCTTCGCATACCTTACGATTGCCAGACAGGGTGGAATAAAGGCAAATATGATGAACGCAAAAATCCAAACGGGCTCAAAGAATACTTCGGCCATGATGAACGGAAGCGGCAAAAGACGGCTGGAGTCATGGATAGAATCATTTATCGAGCAAACAAGTAATCTTCATTCGCCCGTTATATTTCGTAAATGGGTTGCGATCACTACCATTGCGGCGGCGCTAGAACAGAAAGTTTGGGTTAAAACTTCGCGTCCGCTTTACCCAAACATTTTTGTTTTCATCGTCGGCCATCCGGGTGTTGGTAAAACTCGAACCATGCGCGAAGGCCGGGCATATCTAGAACCGCTTCCCGAGTTCCATCTTGCCCCAATATCCATGACTTTCGCCAGCCTTGTTGATTCTCTTACCGCAGCCAAACGAACCATAATCCATCCGCCAAATGATCCGCTGGAATACAATTCCATGTATATTTGCGCTGACGAACTTGGCGCTTTCATCCACAAATACGACAACGAGATGATTGATGGATTATCAGCTTTCTATGATCCTGATCCATACCAGCAGGTTCGCCGAACTTCTGAACTTAAAATTAAAATCAAATCTCCGCAGCTTAATATTCTGTGCGGTACAACCCCACAAAATCTGTCCGACCTTATGCCCGAAAAAGCATGGGGTCAAGGATTTACGTCTCGACTGATCATGGTGTTTTCTGATGAACGAATTATCGGCGATGATTTTGCACCAACTGAGGCCCGCCGATCTGATGACCTTGAGCATGACATTAACATCATCAATGGTCTTATTGGCGGTTTTGAAGTCACAGAAGCTTACCGCGAATGTGTCAATAATTGGCGCGCTCTTGGTGAACCTGATACACCAACTCACCCTAAATTACTCCATTACAATACCCGGCGTCGAACACACCTATACAAACTTTCAATGATATCCGCAATTGACCGATCCAATTCCCTGATCCTAACCCGCGATGATTTCAACCGCGCCCTCGGCTGGATGCTTGAAGCCGAAACAACAATGCCCGAAATCTTCAAAGCTGGTGCCACTAATGCTGATGGCCAAGCTATGGAAGAAATGCTTTACTTCATTAAAATCAATGATCGCGGCCACGGTGTCTCCGAACAAAAACTTACCCGCTTCGCCTCCGATCGAATACCAATCCACTCAGTTTTCCGAGCGATTGATCTGATGGAACGAAGCGGGCAAATATATGTTTTAGGGACTGATAAAATAACTAAGCTCAGATACTTCTCAGCGGCAAAGCCAGACTCACTTCAATAGATGCCGAACCAAATCACCCAGCCCAGCAATCCAACCAAGAAGCAACGCAATGACAGCCAAAAGAATCTTCGCGCCTTTTGCTTGGTTTAACAAATTCGTGAAATTATCAACCGACTCTTTTATCTCTTTGATATCGGCTTTCAATTCACGAATCTCTTTGTCAACCTGATCGAATCTCAATTGAACCTCGCGTCGATGACTTTGATTTTCGCTTTCTAGCGCTGTAATACGTTCACCCGCAGGCCTGTCATTCATATCAACCCCCGAATAAATTCCCCGGAGATTAATTTCTCCGGGGATTTTTATTAGCTGCTCTTCAAGGCAGAAGCACAGATGACCGCAGTCGCCGCGTCAATCTTGGTGAGCATGGTATTGGTGTTTTGGGACTTATCAAAAATCCCAATCAACTTCGTGGTGGTAGGTTCAAAGACGCAATAAATGTTGGTCGTTGCCTGCACCACCTGCTTGCCCAGAGCAATCTCTGCTTGAAGATTTGCCTGCTGGGTGGGAGTTAGATCGTAGAAACAACCACCAAGGGCCAATGGCAAGGCCAGAATAAATTTCTTCATGGATTGGGTCCTTTCGGTCCGAGATAAAACTTTGACGTATCGCCCGCCTTAGAAGGAATCATACCCAGCACCGCGTTAACGGCATTGCCGATCCCAAGCACCAAAGCAATTATCGCGAGAATGGCTTTAACTTCCGCAGGGCTCAATCCCAGATCGGTAAACTGTGCGCTAGCTCCCGAAAGAAAAGCCAGCACCGCCAGCAATACCGACAACCATACGCTCCATCTTGGATCAAGTGTCATTTACTTCTCCTGTTTTTTAAGGCGGTATGCATCAAGCGCGATTTGAGCCCACTTGATTCGTTCAGCCAAAGCCGGAACACCAGCGCGTTCATACAATCGCTCAAAGGCAATTGTGGCTTCTTGAATATTCTTCGATTCTCGGACGTGCGCGAGAACATAGGCGTAGGAATTATTCCTATCTTCGCCGGACAGTTCCAGCTTTAGATAACCATAATTTCCTTCATCCGATCGCCAGTCAAGTTTATGTTCGTGGCACCAGTTCAGGAACAACTTCCGACGAGGCCCTGTCCACTGCTGCCAACCATATCCGCCATATCCCGGAGGCTGGCCGATTTCATGGAGTACAGTAAACCCAAGACATTCGTGTCCGGTATTGCCAACAATCCCTGCGGCTTGGTAATCCTCAAGATTAAAATCGCGGATCAACCAGCGCATTATTTCCGGCGCTTTAGATTTAAACACTTCAATCGGTGTCATCGCCCGCCTCCAAAATATTCATCAACAGTTTTTCAATGTCCTTTGGTTGTGCCATACCTTAACCCAACTAGCCAAGACCAAGTACCCTGCGGCTGTTCAACGCCGGTATTAACGTCAGTTATATACCGAAGAATATGCCCGAATTCTGATGGGAACATTCCAGTCGCAGTACCCAATGCAGTGACACCATCCGCGATTAGTTTCCCTCGGTGCATTTCATTGAACGCACCATCTTTACCAAAGTCACGAGTCAAATCCGTAAACGATTTATACATTGTTCCAAGCAAGCCCGATTGTGGATCACGGCCTGACATAAGCGCGGAAGCAATATCGCGGATACCGACCCAGCTAGATGATAACGTTCTAACTTCGCCTTTTACCGCCCGCCATGCCCAAGATTCTTCGTGCTTTTTATCCTCAGGTTCCGGCGACACCCAGCTTTCAACAATTGCAGGCCAGATTGCATAAGCAAACAAGCTGGCAGATAATGCTGGAATATCTTTCGCAGCTTCCGCCCAGCCATCGGCTTTGCCTTTATCAATCGTCGCGCCTGCTTTCCAAAGTGTTTCCATCTGACGATTCATGATATCAGAGAAGAAGTTATAAAGCGAGGTTAACCAAGGACTACTATCCCGCATAATCGCGGATCGATTAGTTACCGCAGTTGAACCATGTGCCCGACGTACTGCGCGGTCGGCCATTTGAACTGCTTCACCGTGGCTGGACCCAGATTCAATCTCATTTTTATACGCCGCAAGCCAAGTAGGAACCGCAGAAAGTTTATCTGACAGGGCCACAGGTTTTGATGCATATTCCATAATCGTCTGTCTTAGCGACATAAATTTTTGTTTCGCCCCTTGACTGGCAAAAAACCCTCCGCCATAGACTAGATTATTCGAAGCGCCATACATAGTCTCCATCGCATTACGCTCGCGACGTTGAAGTTCCAATGAGTTATTCATCGCAAAATCATAATTAGATTCACCAGTCCATTCATCGACAGAGAACATTGACTTTGCAGCATCGTAGAAATTCTTTACACCAACCTCTCGAATCGAAGTCATAGCCGCCGATGGTCCATGCTTCAATACGGTTCCCGGATTGAAACCAACCAAGGTTGAAATCAAATTCTGCCGCATAAATCCGCTGACACTTTCCATTGCTTGGTCAGCTTTGGTCATCCGATTCGCGGAATTAGCAACCGATTCAAGATATGGTATCAGTTGATCCCGCCATTCAAGTCCATAATTTCGTTTAATTGCTTCTTGGATTCCCTTGTCATAAAATATTTTCTTTGCGTTCAACACCGCCGGACGCATGGCAATATCGTGTAACATTTGATTAATACGACCGGGCATATCATCAAGGCTCATACTCAACGGCCGAACATCAAATGTTCTAGATTTAGTCCAGCTATTTGGCGTTGTTGCTTTATAATAATTCGGCGACATTAGTCCTCCGGCTCGCCCAGATACATCGCCTTGATGCACAGCGGAATGGATGATTGGATAATACCCACCTGCATAAGTTCCATGCGGCGTTTTAATCGGCTGAGCCGGTACACTATCAGGCGCGACACCACCAGTTAGCGACCGATACATCGTGTCACCTTTGGTTTTTATATCTTTGAAAATATTGTCCCAAATTTTCTGAACAAAATCCCAATCTTCTTTATTCGCATTTTGATGAATCCAATTCATCATCTGCCCAGATTTAAGTCCATAGCCTCCGGCCATTTTAGCTATATTTGATTTAGTTCCGGCGTTAAGCATGATCGTAAGCAAATGCTTCCGAGTCATTGGAAAAAGTTCGCCTGAACTTGGATCGCGCCAGATATTATTGGTGACGCTCCGAGTCAAATCACGATCATCTTTAATATCAAGAAGCTTCTTGGAATACTCCTTAGACCAAGCTTCTTTTTGATTGGCCCCGTCGATAAGCTCATAGAGTATTCGCGACCAATCACCTTTAGGGTCAAACTTATCAAATCGCCCAAACATATTTTCAAGGGTTAATGATCTTGCCACGTACCCACGAATTGCTTTAATACCGGGAATACTTGATGTACGCCCCATTACTTGCCCATCGGCATCATACTGAATAGGTTCGCCAGTTTCAATGGTTTGAATCATTCGGGTTTTGAGTGTTTCCAAATCAATCTTTTCACCCGCAAGTACGACTTTCATTTCATCACGCGCATTCCAAGCAAGCGCAGTGAGGCTATCGTGGACGTGGTTAAATTCATCCACGGTCATTTCTTTATATGGCTTGCTCCAATTAGGATCATACAGTTGATCCCAGACCGGAATTTCCCTAAGTTCTTTCTGTTTGGTTTTTACAAATTCCTCTAAAGTTCCAGTTTCCCGAGCGCGAATATCATCAGCGATATTTTGTATTGACCGGCGAACAGGCTTACCGATTCGGATCATAATGTCATGCATATAGTTAGTGTATTCTGGCGCAACACCTTTGACTTCGCGCCGTGCAAATTGCTTGGTGATAGCCTCAAACTTCGCTTGTGTTTTTTGAAGTTTCAACGCCTCGGCTGCGATAACCGCAGAGATATATCGGTTCTGCAATGATTTTACAGCATCTGCAGCATTACCGCCAGCCAAAGATTTAATCGCATCCTGCGAATGTTTCTCAACCGTTGCCATTAGCTTGGCAAAGTTAACCGAACTCATTGGCATATTACCAAACATTCGTTTAGCTTCTGCCATAGCAAAGTCTTTATCAATCGTAGAAATACCAGCCTGCATAGCTGCGCCTTGATATTCCTCAGCGATGATATTCAGGTTGTTTTCGCTCAGCGCTTGATCCCGAGCCTCGGACATAATGTTATCTTGAAGATTTCCATACTTCGCCTGCATTTGACGATTGGTTTCGTCGTCAATGACTTTACGCAACATTTCCTGTGGCGAGCGGCCTTCTTTAGCGGCGTTGTATTTACCTAACGCAGCGATCATTTCATCGCCGGAAGTGTATCCAAACATGCTGGCGACAGAGTCAACTGGCAGTCCAGACTTGGCATAGTAATGATCCGGAAGACTCGCTTTTTGAGCTTCGGTCAAATCATCTTCGGCCAGCGGATATCGTTGACGCAACTTCTTCTCTTGAAGTTCGCCCGATCCGATAAACAAATCCGCAGCAACGTCAGGTCGCTGACGGATAGTCTGTGTTACCTGTTTTTCAATCTCGGTTTTATTCTCTTCCCATTCTTTAGTCTGTTCCCGCTTTTGCTCTTTCTCAGCCCGTGCGATTGAAGCTTCGAGGTCGGACTTATACCGCTCTTCAACTGACTTCCTAAGTTTCTGGAAGGTATCTTCATCAAGTCCAACTGCCTCAGCACGGAGTTTGTCGGCCCAATCTTCTTGGAACTTTGGCTCCTGTCCCTGATAAATATCCGGATGCATCGGGGGACCGGGTTCACGGCCAGCGACTTCCCCAGAATAAACCTTTTCAAAAATATCATCGAACGTCGGTTCACGCCCAAGAATCGACTTCAATCGATCTTTGACTGATTCCCAGATTTCCTGAATCTTCTGGAATATTTTCGAGGTTTCAGCATTTGCAGCTGAATCTTTATTCGCGGCCCAAGTTCGAAAAGCTTCGGCGATAGCTTCCTCGTGCTGCTGGGCTTTAGTCAGCGTCGGATAACGATCTTCGATATTATGCTGACCAATCCAATCCTCGTCAATCGACGATCGAATCAGCTGGTTCCATTCCCTTGGTTCAAAGAAACCAAGCTGGCGCAGAAAATGAATCGATTCATGACGATGCGTTCCGATTGGGTCAGGCCCAAACAGATTAATCAGAACATCAGGCAACCGATCCGGATGAGAAATAAACACACCCAGCGGATTAGACCCGCGAGATGTTGTTATCTTTCCAGTTGGAATAAGATTAGCCTTGCCACCAGTCAGTGTTTCATTTTCAAAATTTAGTTTTGAAACCAATGCTTTCTCAGCTTCGGAATACAACTCCCGCGGTTTAACCTGCGCAGTCACAGTTGGATGAAAGCTTCTTTCCCATGCAGAATTAAACACACTTCGCATTAAATTGAAATTATCAATATTTTCAAGTTCGGCAAGTTTAACCTTCGGATAAGCCAAATCTGTATACGCCGTGCCAGCAGCGTCCCTAGCGCCAGTAACCCGATGACCTGTGACTGTTTCAAAATCGGGATAAAGTTCTTTGATCTGGCGCTTCAAGTCCCGAATCAAACTCGGACCGAATGAATTTGCCCACATACCTGCCGCACCACTCATCATCTGAACGTGCAAGGTCTTGGTGGCTTCATCCGGAACCAAAGTTATCTGGCCAACTTCTTCTTTATTGTGATCGTATATCTTATACTCGTGATACATTTCGCCGCCAAACTGAGCATTGTATTTCTCAGTTTCAACATCACGTAGCAACGAAATCTTCCGATCACCCATGGCAAACATAGGCTCAAGGCCTTGCGACCGAACCACAGGCAACGGGGCATCAACTACCGTCTTAGGTGCTGATCCTTCGGCGGCTTCCGCAGCTGTGATTCCCTGCGGCCACATGCGAATATCGTCATGCAACTGCCGAGCCACTGCAGGGTCAACATGCGTCAGCCAGTCTTTAATCGGAATATGAACATCTTCGCCGGTAGTCTTAGCAAGCTCAAGTGCATCTTCAATTCCGGGAGCCCAGCCAAGTAGACCATCATCAGCCGAAGGGATTCTATCGCCGTAAAGTTCTGCGACTCGATCCCCAGAGATTCCAATTGTCGAGTTGCCATAATGTTGTTCGGCAAATTGGTTAAACATTTCCGGTGAGCGTTCTTTGGTCATGCTTGCTTGAGCATTAGCCAAATCTTCATCTAACCGATCAAGTGCAGAAGAATTAGCATCAGCATACATCTTGTCAATTTCAGGATGCACTCCGCGTGGAGGCATCATGCCATTCTCTAAATATGGCTTAGCAGCTGCGGCAATCTCCTGCGCTTTAGCCATATCCTGAGCATGCTTCCGCTCAAGAACTTCCTTGGCATCATTACCACCCTCGCCTGAAATAAGTTTGCGTTCGGTTTCAGCTTCTATATCACGAGAAAAAGCTTCGGCACCTTCTTTGCTACCGCCGAAAACTTGATACGCCGCGCCAGCCGCACCTTTACCAGCGCCTGTGGCACCGCCCATGAAGCCACCAAAAGCGGACGCAATATCTTCTCCGGTGGTACCAACCAGACCTACGAGGTTAACCAACGGAACCAACGCAGGATTAACCTTATCGCGCGTGTCGATTGCCCATTGCATTGAAGCCGGAGTCTCGGTGCCAAATCCGCGAATAGCCCCAGCAACACCGCCAGCAACGCCAGACAGCAAAACCTGACTCAATGAACCGGGTTCAGCCCGAGAATCTGGATTTGCAATTTCATCAAGCGCGTCGAGGAAGCCTTTAGTTTGCTTAGCACCTTGAGAAAATCCGCTAAGATTACCGTAGTCATCATTTGAAACAATCGGAGCCATGCTCGAAGAACGGATATACTGTTGAATCTCCGGCGAGTTATGAACAATATTAGCAACCATCCGCGCTTTGGTATCAGAATCAAATCGATCAAGATTCGGATAGATCACAGGCGCAGGTGTGCCTGTGGCTCGAGACAATTGAATTGCTCGGGCACCTTGATCCGGATTTTCATCGATATTAGCAGCCGCTATTCGCATCGGCTGATAGATATCATTCTCGATCGAGTCCGATTCAAAATCAAAATCGTTCATTGCCGCGGTGGCTCCGGCTCAGAGGGAACGGGGGCAGAAACAGCGCGATTGGTTGTTTTGCCACCAAAGAGTTTATTATAGTTATCAGTCATCATGCGAAGCTTATCGGTAACTTGCAACTGACGAATTTGTTCATCGCTTGGAGTAGGCATACCGTTCTTTTTATAAATACCAAGAACTTTTTCTTTATACCCTGAATCAAGCGAATCAGTATATAATGGCTTAGAATTAGTTCCAAAAAACATACCCGGAACCTGAATGTCTTGCATCAACTGTGTGCCTAGTTCTTTAATCTCTTTGTCATTCGGCGGACGTTTAAGCTTATCCGCTAGATCAGACAAAGCTTCGCCAAACGTACCATTGAATTTATAATACGAAGTCGGATTTCGAGTTTTACTTATCCCAACCGCAGGATCATCTAAAATTGGACGCATGATAGACATGGCTTTTGGAAGGAAATTATCCTTCATGGTATTGTTGAAAACTTTATTCCGCAGGTCCAGAAGTTTCTGCGCGTATTCATTTGGCATGTGTAGATCGTTCATATCGACATTCAATGCCTTTTCACGCTCCGCTGGTGTCGCATTAAGATCGGTCAACATACCGCGAAGTGTGTGATAATAGGCCATGTTCTCTGGCGTTGGTGCATAGTCGCCATGAATTGCGTTATATGACAACCGGCGATTAATTGCACCTTGAGTCTTAGGGTCAGAATTAAGATAAGCTGCTTTAGCATCTGAAGGAAGTTCTTCAACCGAACCCGGAAGTTTACCATCTTTCATGCCGACGCCATAGACTGCGCCTTGGAGAATGTTGGTGTAATTAAACTGCGTGGCGCGTTTAATTGAATCGTCCCTACCACGAAGTTGTTCAACTTTTTGGATCAAAGCGTCTTTAAATTCTGGATCATCTGGGCCTAGAGACTTAGAACGCTGCTCAGCGATATCCCTAAGCTCCTGTGCAGATTTGCCTTTGTTCGCCGGATCGTTATAAATCTCCGCGGCTTCCTTGGCAGTGACCTTGGTCAATGTCGCAGTTCTAATCTGACCTTGGAGGGTTTTCGCTGTATCAGAATCAACTGTTCCGGCCTTGATCGCGGTATCCAGCATAGACTGGGCGATGAATGGATCATCGCCAAGAGCCCCGCTGATACGCTTGGCGGTGAGGTTATTATTAAGTTGAAAGGTATGGTTGTCCGCGTAGTCCTTGTCACGACCCATCACAGAGGCTGTGAGTTCACCTACTTGGCGATTAGTCTTCAACGCCTGCTGATACGCATCTTCATCGTCAGGATGCTGCATGGCATAGTTACCATCAGCCTCCGCTCGGTCATGCGCCGTGCCAAGCATGTAGGATTTATTTTCATTACCTGAGTGAGCCGCCGCAGCCATAGTTGTTCGGCCTTCCATAGACCGCGATTGTTGGTTGAAGGCTTGAACAGCGAATGGCGAAGTCAATCGACCTGCGATTTTCTCGCGGGTTTCGGCAATAGACTTTTGAAAGTCTGGCAACCCAGCAACAGCATCTTTACCTGACTTAGATTTATAATCCGCGAACTGTTTTCCAACTTCGGCCATATAATCTGTCATCGCCGCATCAGCATCAGCCTTTTCATTTAGCTGCTGGATTGCATAGGCACGGGCAAATAGTTCATTGCCGACGTTATCGGCAACTTGGCCTAGATGCTGAGTGGCAGCCGCCGTTGCGCTTCCAAAAGCAGACTCCGGCGCATTTATCTGCATCGACGGTATCGGCCGATCTTCCGGCGCAATTGACGGGGTTGGTGAATATGGAACTTGACTAGCCATTACCGTCCGAGGCTCCATTGCGTCAACGGATCATTGCCGGTGTAGTCGCTGCTACTGCCAGAGTTATACAACCCAACCTGTTGAGCCTGTGACCATTTACTAGCAACCGATCCGGCGGTGCCAAGGACAGATGAAACCCCGCCTATAACACCCGCAAGCATTTCATTATTACCGGCAGCTTTATAGGCACCAGCCTGTGCTTCATCGGTCGCTGCTGTAACCCGAAAATCATAAGCAGTCTTAGCTGCGTTGGATCGGATTTGGTTTAGGTCCATTCCGGTGATAGTCTGTTGAGACTTTTGAACCTGTTTTGAGGAACCTGAGTTTACATCAAGACCACTGGAACTTTGAGCCGCGATTATCTGACCCTGGCGCTGTCCGGCTTGGAGGCCATATTTCTGGGCTGATTGTTCACCCTGTTGCAGGGCCAGATCAGAATTTTGCAGGGCTATCTGGGCATTAAGTTTTGCAACGCTCGCCTGATAGTCATACATGCCCTGTTTGGACATACCGCCGAATATTGAACCGACAGCGCCAATAGCACCGCCAGCTACAGTCGAACTGGTCCCGAGTGAAGCAAGTGCAGCTGGCGATCCCATCAGGTCCTCACAATTTCAAAAGGATACGCACCATTAACCGGATGACCAAATTCAGCGCCAACCCATTGAAGCCAAATCATTGCTTCACGATTCATGCAGAGGCCGACGATCTTGGAATACAGCGTTAGCATTTTTGCCGTGACCTTCCGGGATTCTCTCATAAAGATCAACTTATGTTTAACCAACCCCGGACAATGTTGCATCCAAAGATGTGCAACATCGGATAGCGCGGTCTGTGGAACGGTGCCGAAAATGCAAAGAAGATCATCCCCATAAAAAGCTGCGTGAACCGGTATTGATATTCTCGCAGCTTGTAGGATAATTTCCTTTTCATTTTCGGTTATACTATCCCCCAAATATTGAGAAATCAATCTTTCAGTTTGGGTTAAATCTATTTGATACACCTGAATTTTCATCTGTCATCCCCGATTGTATAGGACGGGAATACGCCAAGAATTGTCGAAGGATAAGGATTTGATTGCTCGATACAATACTGACCCGGAACTGTGTAAGTCGGCGACAAGAATGTTCTAGCGTCACCTGTGACAAGATCAGTCACAATTTGAGATTGCTGCCCGGTCAGCATTGACGAAACATTTCCGCGAACAAGGTCTTTCATTGGGGTCAGATGATTAAAATCTGGACCAATAGACAAACCTAAAGTCTGTGACACTCTGACGTCAACATAATTAATTTTCTTAACCTTACCCTGCACCGAGGGCTCGCCGACCTCAAGTGCCAAAGTCTGAAGCTTGCAGGTATAAGGCAAACCTACAGTGACTTTTGAGGCCGGAGTTGCAAGAGTGAATTGGCCAGACGCAGGCATAGTAAACGGCGGGATAATTACTCCATCCGCAAGACCAGTAACAACCTGTCCTGCAAGGTGAGTGAAACCTTTAAAAGTGCTGACTGGAAGACCGGAATACTGTAGCGCTGAGTCCACACACCAAGCGTCTTTAACGCCGTTTGGAAATATACGTTCAGCAATGCGTTCAATGTATTGGACTGAAACGCCGTTAATGTTACGTTGAACTACAGTATAAACTGCGTCAACATTACCAGCTGTCGCAGTTGATTCGGTTACAGTCGTAACGGATTTAAACAACCCATTGGTTGTCAAATGATGTGCCCAGCCAATAAAATCTTGTTCCTTCAAAAAAGTCAGTGACAATAGCTGCCCATCATCACGAACAGCCCAAACATCATAAAAAGGCTGTTCAGCCCAAGCCCATTCAAGAATGTTATATCCATAGAATAAGTGTGAGGACAGAACTGAAATATCTGTGCCGGTAAATACGTTGAAATAAATATTAAACGCAAGATCACGAACACCAGAACCTTTTGACTGGACATACAATACGTCATAATTAGCCACAATGGGTGGGACGTCATTTGCACCAACAAAGCTTTGGGCATTGGCTACGATGGCACTTGGGGTAATTGCAGACCCGCTTGATCCACCATTAACCAACCAAGAAGCTTTATCGGTTAGGATTAACATGCCGGAAGTCGAAGATACAATCGCTTTGATTGTATTAAGTGTCCCTGATACCAATGTTCCCGTGATAGCATCATCAGCACGGCTTGGGTCGGAAATATCAAAATTATAATAGCTGCCGGGTTTAGACATATAAAAAGTCTGAGGCGAACCCGGAGGCGCAGCAAGAACCAATCGTTGCTGAGAAAAGCTTGGAACAGTCGGATTGCCGTTGGAAGTCGCGGATAGAGTTGTAGTCGCAGTTGCTGCACCAGCACTGAAATTAACGCTCGGCGGGGAAAGATAACCAGCGCCTGAGGTCAACGGAATGACTTCGCCAACGCCCCAAGTTGCAGTCAAAGTAGCGCCTGTGCCCGACCCGGTTGTATTAGTCTGGGCGCTAGGACTGGATGGAACAGAACCTGAGGCAACGTAACCGGGGTTAACTACAGCCCAAGAAGTAATGGCACCGGCTGTGACACCGAGAACTTGCATTACGATGCCACCGGGAAATTGAATGGTGTCATTAACAACAAATCCAGTACCGCCGGAAGTAATTGTTGGAGTTCCCTGAACTTGAAGTACAGCAATACCAGTCGCCGGGATGGTGCAGGTACCGACGAATGTTATAGTTGGAACCGCAGTATAACTGCCATGAGCAGTAACGGTGACCGTGCTAACACCAGAGCCTGTGAAAGGATTTTGCGAAATCGGCGGAGTTTGAGAATAATCCGCTGAGATATTTGAATCGATAAAATTGGTGCCTTTGCAAGTGCCGATGAAACCGTATTGGACACCATATGGAATAACGCCGAAATATGAAACATTAGATTCATAGACGTTGTAACCAACTGCACCTTGTGCAGCAGTCCAAGAAATTTGGTTTGTCCCGGCAGTCGTACGAATATCTTGTTTACCACCAAGAGCAGCGACAACTGATAACGAAGATTCTTGGCCATTCACATCAATAGATGTAACTCCATAGCTGTAATAAACTGAACCAAAACCTAAAGTTGTTGTGGCTATAACATTAGTAGGTGCAACCGAAGTTGAACCAATAACAATCGGAAGCAGCGTCCAATCTGTTGCGGTGACTAGAGTTAACACATATGGCGGATGATTCGGATGGCAGAGTATCATTTGATTGATACTCTGCGCAAATTTAATAAGCCGTAAATCATCAGCCGAAGTATATGGACTGGCAATAGTATAAACCCGCGCAGCATTGCCGCCTGTGGTATAAGCAGGGAATCCGGTTGAGTCTAAATTATTACCGTTAAGATCGCCGAGAGTTACATTTGACCCTGAAACATTCAATACAGAGAAAAACCGATTATCTAACGGAATCATACCCCCGACAGAATTAATGTAAATCCAATCACCCGTTGCAAAATTATTTCCGGGGACAGATATAACACACGGATTGGCTTGGGTCGCAGCTGTAATGCTAAATGCATTTTCAAGGATCATACCGCCATTATAAATAAATCGCATGTATCCATTGCCAATTTCAATGACGTAACCCACATTGAAACTGGCCTGAAAATTGATAATCCTGACTTGCGTGGCAGATTTATAGGCTTGGATTATATACTGAGTTCCGGCTCGCGTTGAAGCACCGCCCCGGTAATCAACAAAGAAATTCTCAAGCAGCGCCGCGCCTGATCGATACTTTTGAAGATCAACTCGGGCGTTTAGATTCGGAGCCCACTCGCCAGCATTAAAGCTAGCTTGATTAGCAATATCAGCCATGCATCACCCAAAGATCGGATAAAGACCACCCCAATCATAGCCGGTATATGGGCCAGAGTATGGGGTTGCAATGTCAATGCCGCGAATCCGAAGCCAGTCGGGGGTTACGTCATTGATAGTAAAACCATCATTAGCATCGCCTGTGCGTGCATATTGAATCGAAGCGTTGGCTTCTTGTATGGCCATGTTGGCGAGTTTTTTATCGCCAGTCAATGGAATTGTTATTGTTGCGCCGAGAACTTTGGCCCAAGCGTCTTGGAACATGTCATCCATGACATTTGGATCGGTGACGTCTCGACAGTAAACTGCGGTTGCAAATTCTTGATTGGTAAGGATCACCCGCTGCGGTGCCGCGGAACCTTGAGTAAGATTAAACGTAGCACCAGTACCATTACCCGATGAAGTTGCCTGTGCTACAGGATTAGATTGGATACTGAAATAGCTACCACCTAGAGGGGGATTTGAATCTGGCAATTGTGCAACAACCGCGGCAGTTAGAATTGAACCCGAACCATTCACGGTTAAAACAACTATTTGGGCCGGTGCACCAATTGGGGCGTTGGTATTAGGACCTGTCGGAAGGGTGATAATTTCACCGGCAACATAACCTGATCCACCAACGGCAATGGCAACAGCATTAACCGGCAGAAATGTATCGGTTTGAATTTGAAACTTAACTGGCGGACCTTGCCAGAAGCTGGCTGCACCGCCTGTAACCGCGGTTGTGATTGGGATGCCACCAGCGAATCCTGTTTGAGTCGCTGGGATTAACCAACAAATTCGCAAAGCATCTACAGGGTATTGATATTCATATGCCCAAGGTGGTGCAGGCTGACCCGGCTGCCAAAGAGTCGTTGCGGCAGAAGTATTTTCAGGCGTTCCCGGCGCAGAAGTTATATAAACAAGATTAGCTGTTCGCATCGCACAACCCCACGGAGCCATGCGAAGAAGGCGTTTACGGATATTGTTAGCGACCAAATTGATCTGAATCGCTTCGTTGGTAGAATTTGCCGCGAGTTCAGCATCGGTCACCGTTGTGCGGGTACCGGGAACTTGCAACGCACGATTTGCAATATCCGTAAACGTAGTCATTGGTTATCGCTTTCCTTGGGTACCGGCGTTGCCATGATTGGTACCACCACCAAGACCGGGACGTTCATGCATGTGATTCTTCGGCCCGAGTGGCGGTAAATAAGGAAGTTCTTTCTTTTCTACCTTACCGCCGTTCGCAGCGCGGGAACCAGAAGTTCGTTCAGGTCCAAAATGAGAATGAAAATCTTTCATTTCGAATCCTCCACGGGTTTGCCTGACAAGTCAAATTCTGCCTGATCTGAATTAACAGGCTCAGCCAGATGAAGCTTCGCTAGTTCAATGGCAGCCGCTTTGGCAAGCTGAGCTGCCTCGGGAACACCAACCGACATGTGGATGATATTAAGCAGCAGCGACGCGCGTTCAAAATCCATGATTATCTCCTAATGTTTACCCTGAGAACCTTTTGTATGCGTGGTACAACCTTTCATCGGAGCTTCGAGGCCGCGACCTTCATAAACCTGAACCGACCGAGTCCGTACCTGATGGATGCCGATTTCAGAAACTGCGGCAGGGTTTATACCTCGGGACTTGGGTTCGATCTTGGTGCCAGCAACCACAGTATTTGCTCTGCCCTGTTTCATTTGTCATCTCCGGGTTTAGCCAGCTGGCGAGTATGATCCCAACGGTTCATTGGGTCTTTACCCATTTCACGGCGAACCTTTTCAAAAGTGCCGCCATCAGAATGAGCTTCTTCGAGCAACTGACGATAACGATCATCGCATCGTTCAGCTTCACGAAGAATATAATGCGGAATTACATGGCCACGCTCGGTATACATGTTCATAACATCATGAACATCGTGCATGTACATGATAAATCGCCGCATTTTCTCAGGCACTTCGGATTCAGCCTCGACCATAGAATTAACAACTTTCGCCAACATGCCTTTGATGATGGCGATATTCTGATCGATGGATTTGAGATAGGCTTCGATTGCATCTGACATTGGTTGCGCCTTGGTTATTGTGTTGGAATTACGCCGGAGATATTAAGTGTTGCACCTGACGCTGCCGGAGTTAGGTTGCTGTATGTGAAACAACTTAAATTGTTCGAGGCGGCTTGGGTTTCGCAGACTAGGCTGTTTCCGCCAACGCCATCGCTACGGCCAAGAATTGGAACTGAAGAAACTGTTGAGTACCAAGGTGTGGTGAAGCTAACAGCGCCAGTACAGGTGCCGGCATTTGTGATCGGGATTGTAACATAAATCCAAGCAGATTTGCCATCAAGGTTATCGTAAATGCCTTTGACTGTGCCAAGAGTTGTGATGCTTCCACTGCCGCAGGTGATGGTTGGTGTCCAAGAATCATACCCAAGAGGATTGGCACCGATGTTGATTCGGTTGGAACCAATGTCAGAATAACCATGAGGCATGTTGATTTGAGAAGCAAGCATACCAGCAGGAATATTAAGGTCTGCGATTCGAACGCCACCCACTGCGCCTTTGGTTATATTGTATGTTCCGATGGAAAGATAAGATGCATTGTTGCCAATCGCTATAGGCGGGAGTGTATTGCCAATGGAACAATTAGTTACATTCAGGTTTGAAATCTGAACGTGCGCCGGTGTGGTTGGACCGATGCTAATACAGTTTGTATTATACGAACCATCGATGTTTAGATTGCTATATTGAGACAGCGGCGCATCGATTAGTAGAGCTTGAATTGGATTGGTTCCATATCCCTGACCTGCGGTATAGAGAGTATTGACAGTAAAGTTTTTTGCGTTAGATGTTGCGTAGACACCGTAAGCAGGTGCATTAACACCATTCGGAGAATCTGACCAGAAACTATCCAATAAAATATTCGCCCCATCGGCGAGGAAATTAATCGTATGGCCGTAAGACAAGCTCATACCGTCAATGGTTGCTCCGTCTTGAAGCCCGGTGAATGAGAAACCATAACTACTGCGGGGAAGGCCGGAAAGTGCGGTGACGGTGCCGTTATTGACTTGAGCAACAGTAGCCCAAGGCCAGACATGAACAGAAGTATAAAGTGACGTATCGTCGTTTGGCCCAGAAATCAAACCGGCGTTGCAATCAAGATTCACGTTACGAAAATGGCCGCGGCTCAGGGTTGTACCTACGCTGGTGAAGCAAGTATCGAAACCCATGATAAGAACATTTTCGAGCGTAAAGTCATTGAAATGAGACGTAGATGATGGTAGATCAACTGCTGTGCCAACCCAAGCCGAAGAATTATTCTGCGGAAAAGACATACCATAAGGTGTGATTAAGCAACCGCGAATGGCCGTGGAATTATTGCCGTGAATTTTCGCCGATGTTGCGAGACGAATTTGACTCATGGTGTTGTAAATTGTGCCTTGAGTGTTATCAGATGCCCAACCAGTATTGAATGATTGACATTCAAGCGATGAACCAGCGGGTAGAGTAATGCTAGATGCAAGATAAATCTGGCCCGAAGATTCAATCATGCAACGTCCGCCGGTGCCAGAGTTGGCAGCAGCGGAAAGACAATTATTGATCGCGGTGGTCGAATCAGCTACACCAGTCAAATCAGCGCCATATTCGGCACCGGCCCAATAGGTAACAAGCTTAGATGAAACCGCGGAGGTTGATGAACCAAAGAGCGAGCCAAGCGGCGCCGAGAATAACTGAGCTGCGCCTGTAACGCCAGTACCGCCGTAGATTTGATTGGCCGCAATCGATGGTAGCGTGACCGATGGGCCAAGTGAATTATGCACAAACGCAGTTGAGGCGCAGGCATTGGAATTATCACCAGTTGGTCGCGTGGCGCAGGTTGTGTTCTGGGCCAACACCGGGCTAGCCCAAAACAAAAATCCCAAGAGTAGAAAAAGTTTTTTCATGTGTTTGAATCCATGACAGTCAGGGGATTGGTTGTACCGGCACCTGTGACTGCCAATGCCTGCCACGCGCCTTGGCATTCGCCCGATATATCTAAAGTACCGCCATTACCAAATACTCGACGCATACCGCCAAGGGCTGCATTGGTTGGAGTCAAAGCAACATTTGATGGAGTAGTTGGAGCAGTTCCTAAAACATTTTGAATATAACTTGGGCCAATAAAAATATCATTTGGCCCCGGATTATGGAACGTGATGCGTTGCCGCGACGGATTGGCCTGAGCTACTACCGTCGCGGTTGTTTCATTGATGTTATTGTAGCCGTAGACTTTACCGCCGGAGGCAGATGAAAAAGTCTGCGGACCACCAACGCCTCCGACGATTGACATATTACTTCCCCTTCATAGGCTTGCCGGGCTTACCAGCAGGCATCTTCTTACCGGGCATTGCCTTACCGGGCATCGCCTTGGGTTCAATTTTCTTCGGCATCTTAGCCATTAGACTCTCCGGGTGATTGAAGCAAGAATCTCCTGATTCTGCTTTGCCTGAACAGCGAGAATTTCGACGAGGTCTTTAAGTCCCGGGATTTCAACCGGCGCTGAAGCCTTCTGAGCCATTTCAATTTGAAACTTATCAACCAGCGACTGAGAATAGGTGCCGAGGTCAGTCTCAGGTTTATAGCTCCAAGCATGTTCAAAGCTATCAGAGATAGCCTTGGCTTCATCGTCGAGTGGAATCATGTCCGGAGTCGGATCACCGATGAATACCTTATCGGTAGATTCACCTTTACCTTCATGGCAGACAATGACTTCGCCTTCCATGTTATCTTTAAAACCCCAGCGATTAGTCCAAGAATCCGGGTCTCTGGGGTCAAGGAACGTCGGAACAGGGATTCGCATACGGCGTTCTTTGCCGGTCGTGCGGTCGTTTTCTTTATATTCCCATTCTTCACCGGGGATATTAAGATAGTGCCCGGCCATAAGTTTCCATCTAGCCATTAGTTAGTCTCCTGCCATTCCATAGAAATCGCCAGAACACCCGAAGAAATAGAAACGCCATTGAGATTCAGGCAAACCTGCTGGGTGGTATTTTTCTGCAAAACCAAACCATGTTCAAACATGTCAACGGCAGAACCGAAAACAAGTTCAAAAGGCCGACCAACAGTTGTGGTGACACCAAATGATACCGCCGGAGCTTTCATCAATGAGGGCGATGAATCTACAACCGTAGGATTAGCAGTGTAAGCTACCAACGTCGCGGTTGAAGCCTGATCGGCTGGAAACAATGGAACAGCCACAGGAGCGGCAAGAGAAGTCGCTGCCGTGCCACCGGTATCAAGAGAAACACGACGATAGACTAGCACAGGAGTTGTGATTGCCGTACCGGCGGTTCCTGAAAGAATAACCCGTCGAATGGTTATATTTCGAGTGGCTCCGGGTGAGATACAAAAGATATCAGTCGCCGACGCTGCGGGAACGAGGCCGACCGAGGAAGCGGTGTAGGTTGGATTCTTGATGATGCCAGAAATTGTACCAACCTGTGGCACAACATTCACCTGAGCGAATGATGGGGCAATAAGCCCCACCAGCGCCAGAATGAAGAATACAAATTTCTTCATCTGAGTTCTCCGTTAGTTGGCGACAGTAATACCGGCGGGATAGCCAGAATAAGCACCACCAGTACCAAGGATTTGATCATCACGATCAATGACGATCTGCGCTTCAATCGTGCCGGTGGAGTGGGTACCAACAGAAATAAAGCGCATGCGGAGAAATCGCGGAACCGCCTGACCCGGAACCGGACGGGGCACGTCGATGTTAGCAAGCTGAGCACCAGCAACAAGCTGAGCCTCAGCAATCGCCTGCGACTGCCACATGACGGTGTAAGAACCCGGGGCACCAGAGCCGTTGTCAGGGGCACCATCGAGTTCAAGCTGAAGGCTGGTACCGCCAGTGAACGCAACCGGACAAATAGCCGAGAGCTTGAGCGCCGGATCATCACCGACGCCAAGATCACGAGCACCACCGCCGGAGGCCGAATTGGGAAGACCCGAAACACCAAGATCGATGATGTTAGAGGCAATCTGAGTGCCAGCCGTCGGAGAGTCGGTCTGAGCACCGGCTGTGATGCCACCGGTGGCGCCGTTAGACGTGCCGGTGAAAGTGAGGAGCCCGTCAAGAATCATGATTACACCACCTGAGCTTCGTTGTTGAGGATTGCGTCGCAGGTCCTGATCGGGATGCCGCGGAACGTGGTAACGACCTTGCCATCGAATTCTTCAAGACGGAGCAGGACGTTAGTCTTGTTCATCGCCTGAAGATCGAGGTAAGTGCGAACCACGCGGTTACAGTAGATAACCGTGCGGCCCATGTTGGCGCGAACTTCCGGGGTATCAGAGGTCTGAATCGCCGAGGCCATCGCAGGGGCGGTGGGCAAGCGATACAGGGCACGAACCAGAAGATTGATGAGGTTGGCCGCAGAGACACCGGTCAGCTGAGTAACGTCGATGTTAGCGATACGGGCAACATAACGCCAGTCACGCAGAACAAGGCCGATTTCCCACTTGAAATGATCGCGGTACGCCTGATAAGTATTGCCGGAGGAATCGGTAACAGGCCACTCGCCCATGTCACGATGCTGCAGGCCGGTGATCTTGCCCTTCGGGAACGTCCCATGGAGCGTGTCGTTGCCCCAAGTCTGAACCCAGATGGAAGTGTTGGTCGAAGAAGTACCACCGCCATCAAGAACATTGTTCGCCGTCTGAGAGTTGGAAGTATTCTTGGTGGAATACCTTGGAGCCAATCCGGTGAACCGTTCCGGATTAGTGTGCTGGTTGCCGTAAATCAGCGTCGAAGCAATCTGCTGGGACATGCCTTCAAGAAAGGCCTTGACTTCGGACAGACGGAACTCGGCGGTGTTGCCGTTAAGGTCGGCGATATCCTTATCGATAACGGCGTAGGTCTCGAGGTTACCGCAGGTATCAACAATCTGCGCCGTAGTCGACTTGGCGTTCGGGACACCGGTGTTGAGCAAGCGCCAAGTGGCCTGAGGCAAACCGGTACGGACAGTGGTTTTATGTCCGGTCGGGAGATTGCCTTCCATGACGAGCATGTCATCAAGGATTTCATTCGTCTGAGACAGCAATTCGATGATAGACGCGATGCGATATCCATCATCCATGCGCTTAGCCCAATCCGCGTAGGTTAGGGCTGTGCTACCAATAGTCGCCATTGTTAAATTCCTGAGTTAGAGTTTGGTTACACAGTTCTGATCTGGGCTAAGCCGTTCGACCTTATTAAGGCTCAGTTACTGTGGAAGATTTGGATACATTGCCGAAGCAAGAGTTGGCCGTTGGGTCTGACCGGATTTGGACTGACCATGCGGCGAGGGACCAGCACCGGATACGTTGGTGCCTTCATTAACAAGGCTAGCCAAAGCATTGAAAGCTTTAACAAAAGCAGGATTATCGCCGATGCCGTAGAGATTCATGGCTTCCTGAAACGGGGTACGAATTTCAGCGGGGATTTGATTCAAGGCCCGGCCGATATTAGTCTTGACTGCATCAATCTTCCCACCGATTTCTTTGTCGGCTTTAAGCTCGTTCCGCCACTGTTCCTGCATTTTGATGATACCGTCGTCAGTAGACTTCTTCATCGCAGTGAGTTCAGCGTTATGAAAATCTACCAGTTTCTGGGCAGCATCTTGTGAAAGCCCAAGTTCTTTGAAGATGGGGGTTGCACGCTCGATCGCGGCTGCGTCAAGCTGCTGACCTTCCGACGCGGCAAATTCGTATTTTTCTGGGACACCGTCGGTAGGTTTAGTGGTATCAACGGGGGCCTGTTCATCGGGCTTAGTTTCCGTCAATGGGGCTTTGGACTGATCGATGATTTCACCGGTCGTCGTCCTCGCCTCCGGGGTATTCGTCATGGGCGGTGTCGTCGTCGACGTTGTCGGCGTTGAGGGGATCACTGGCTCGTTCATTTGAAATTTCCCGTATGTTTGCCTCTTCCATCATCGTGACAAAGTATCGCGGGCAATTCGATACTATGTCATTGTAGATTTGCAGTCCAATGTTTCGTTCACCTTTGGAATAGGCTTCGAGAAGAGCTTCACCTGTGAATGGATCGGCGAAGATATGACATTTGACGAGAAAATCATGAAACCAAGCGCGACCGGGTTGGGTGGACATTGCAGCAACAATGAAGTTAATCCGATCCGTTTCGCGAAGTTTGGCGAGTTTTTCGTATTTGCGAATATCTTTTCGTTCGCCCGCGTTGCGCATTAGTTCAGCCTGTAAATGCCGGTGTGCTCAGTTTCGAATGAAACCCATTCATCTTCGGATACGCGAACTACGGCAGTCGCTGCAAGATCAGGATCGCTGGTTTCGTCGCCTTCAACAGTGAACATGTTAGTTACCGGACAGAGTTCACCGTTGACCCAGATTGAACCAACCACTTTAAAATCAGGTTCCACCGCCGCCTCCTGTGAGAGCTTGCAAGGCATTTTGTCCTCCACCAACATCAGCCCCTGCAAGGTTCTTGGCACCTGCGGATAGTTGTTGTGCAATCTGCGCCTGCTGCGCCTGCTGCTGGGCTTGCGCCCGTTGCTGCCGAATCGCGGCCAAAGCGTCCGGACTTCTTATCATCTTAGGATCATTGTTTAGTAGGCTGGAGTATTTGTCAAGAGAATAATCCACGTCGATGTTGTCCATAGCCTCAGGAACAACGCCGACGATGTTACCAACTAGCGACAGGACTCGTTCAATGGAAGCAGCCTGCGTGGCTTGCTGGGCCTGAGCTAGCATGGAGACAAATTCAATATTCATCATCCGACCCTGAATTTCAGGTGGCGCGGGTGGAAAGATTCCGGCGCGGTTGGCAATGGCAAATACACGTTCAAGAACGGGTTTGAGAACTTCGTTGTCGATGCGTTCCAACGCAGGACCAAGCATGATTAAAGATTCAGATTTACGCAGGTCCCATTCGACCGCGGTAACATTGGATCGGGTTTCGTATTGAGACGCAACTTTAAGAACGTCGTTGAAGAAGATTTGGGATAGCCGAGATTTTACTTCGGTCAGGTCCTGAGTGATTTCCTGTACCGGAAAATGCGTGTCGTATACCGAGGAAAATCCGGGTTTGCCGGAGGCGGTGTAACCAGAAACAAAAGTAATACCGCCGGGAGTTAGATTAGCTGGCTGGTTCTTAAGTTGAACGTCGGCGACCAGCGGAGGGTTGACCATTTTATCAATGGCTTGCGCCTTGCGCCGAGTTTCAAGTTGAAGTTGCTTCTGGTCGGGTAGAGCATCCATACCCGGCGAACGACCGTAAGGATCATTAGAAACTACGTCCCAGCGACCGGTGATATTTGGTTGCTCAAGAAATCCCCGCTTGCGGAGAAATCCCGGTGGACTGGCAGCACCGCCTTGGGGGGAAGTTGAACCGCCCCATTCCCAATAAGCTTCGCGGAAAGCAAAACGTTCGGGGATACCAAATTCTTTAGCGCGACCGTCGTCATTGGGTTCAATGGAATGTGCGACGATCAGTTCGCGGGTGAGATTGGCACCCTTGGGATCGTCATAAAGTTGCTGGATTGGGCCGGAACAATTATCGTAACCGAACTCTTTGACACAGGCATCGACAGTCATAGTAAATTCGCGATAGAATACCGTCGGCCGATATTTACCGTCGATATCAATATAATATTCACCAAGGCAGGGATTGATGCAATTAACGACATTTTCGAAATCTTCGTAGATCAGCATTGTCGCTGTACCGAAGATTACAAGATCGAAGTAGAACACTGCGATAGAGTTGTAAAAATTAGATTCGGCGAAGATTAAATAAAGCAAACGCTCGCACTCGGCAAGCCACAGGCTGACCGGAGAAGTCTGTGTTGAATCAAGGCGGCCGATTCGGAGGCGAAACCATGGTGTGGTTGGAGAAGATTTGCCTGAGACAAGACCTGACGCAAGATTGCGCGCATAAATACATGCCGATGAATCAAGAATATGTTGATTAATCGGGGCGCCGCGAGCCATTTGATTTGGTGTAATGAGCCATTTATACCGGCGCGGAAGGAAGTAATCCGCGAGTTCGCGCCAATGTGTCCACGGTGAATAGCGGTTGACTCGCAGGCCAAGTAAACGACCTTCGGAATATGCGCGAAATTTAAGGTCAGTTTCCGATATGTTGGGCATTTTGATTCTCGGTCTGAGACTGCATTAACCGACCTTCGGAATGCATTTGAGCCGCCGCCATGAGTTCAAATTCAGGCTTTACTGGCGGAAGCTGTGGCTGGATTACTTGGCTTTGGGATTGTTGCGCATTGCGCTTGGGTCTGGAAAGAGGAACAACGGGCATGGTTATTGCCCCAAGAGAGTTTTGTTTGAGGTATTTTGTTGCATCGGAGTGGCAGCTGATGCAAGGAAACTCGGCGGCGCGGCAGGTTTGTTTGTGGACGGTGTTCCGGTCGGAGATTGTGCCGGTGCAGGCGGTGCTGGTGCAGAAGGGGCTGAAGGTTTAGAGCCAAGACTGGAAAGTAGTGTACCTCCTGCAAGACCAGCGAGTCCGGCGGCTCCGGCAGATGAACCAAGAAATGATCCGATGCCAGAAATGGCGGCACCGATTGAAATTGGATCAACCATGTTAAGCATCCATCCGTTCAGAGGAATGCGGGTCCCATTCAGTGATGATTTCAGACTTGTGTGGATAGTCACCGCCGGCGAGGGTATTAGGATTCAGCGGATGAGCGAAGGTTAGGACTAGAGCGTCGATATCATCCAGCGAAATACCATTACCATCCTCGTCCACCAAATCTTCTTTACGTTCAAGAATGATTTCGTCTTTGACGTTGAAAGTGTAGCGGATTGCCAGCATCTGCCTGCGGAGCTCAGGGTCTGGCGGAAGTGCACCACCTTTGAGCCACGCTCGACAGGCTCCATACATTGCAGCCCGATTGTTTGCGTATTTCTCACCGGCATTACCCCACACAGTGTTGTAGATTACATCTTTTCCGCCGAATTGAACTTCATAGCAGAACAGGCGCTTGTTGCGAACTTGATCCACAACGCCACCGCCAACACCACCACCGTCAATCATTATGCCGTCGGAGTGATAGCGAAAATGAGCTTGAAGAACGGCATCGGATAGTTGAGTTGTGGAATATCCGTTAAAACGTTCGCGAGCGATGGTGCGGGCATCGCGGCCCTTACGTGGGAAAATAACCGAGGCATTAGCGCCGAATCGGGCGACGTCGACACCAAGGGCCAATGGATCAGTTTTGTCAACGTAGACTTCTCGAGTCATAGCCTCATCGATTTCGGCCGCGGAAAAGAATTCCATCAGGCCTTTACGAGGGAATTGGCCAAGAACACGAACGCGCACAAAGTCAGAGTCGAGGCCATAAGCTTCGATCCAGTTGTTCAGGCGGGCTTTATTGGTGACTCGAACATCGCGTGAATCGATCTGGCGATGACGCCATTGCTTTGCAAATTTGCCACCTTCGAAACACTCGCGGAATCGACCAGAGTTTTTAGTTGGGTTGCCGAAGATAAGCCAGAGGATTTCGGTGTCAGAATCGGTCAGCGCACCTTCGGCGGTTTCATAGATGATATCTGGAATTTCAGAACCTTCGTCGAAGATTAGGAGGATTCGCTTGCCTTGGTTATGAAGACCCGCGAAGGCCGCCGGGTTCTTCTCTGACCAAGGGATCATGTCGATGCGCCAAGTACGTTCACGGTCAGGGTCTTTGGAGAACAGACCTGTGGCTGTAAGGTTGTAATGATCGCGAGCGAACCAACAAAGATTAAACCATTTACCAAGTTCAGCCCATGTTTTGGTTTTAAGCTGAGTTTCGGTGTTGGCTGTAATGACTCCGCGAGTGTCGGGGTAGGTGCAGAACGCCCACATGATGATCCACGCCACAGTGGCGGATTTGCCGATGCCGTGGCCGGAGGCGATGGCGATTTGCACGGCGGTTTCGGTATCGACAATCCCATCGCGGATCATATTCATGAGATCGCAGGACCATTCATCAGGGCCGGAGAATTTCTCAAGAACTGTGCCGGGCTCGCCCCAAGGATAGGCGCCGAGGGTGAACGCGAGAGGATCGCCCCGAACTTCTGCCAGCCATGCGAATAGGTCTTGGTTCATTTACCCATCACCGTCCAAGCAGACCCATTGCAGTTGACTGTGTAGTAGGTGGAAGCGCCGCCGGTTACTGTTGCGCCCCACGCGAGAGCCCCGGTTCCATCCGAGACGGCTTTGAGTGTGCCCTTCGCGCCGGAGTTGCACGTCCCGAGCGCCGCGACTGTCGTTGGTGTCAACAATAGAGACGGGGCAGAAATTTGTCCGACAATGCTGAGACTCCCATTGTTGGAAACATCAAACGTGGCGATGTCTCGCGTCCCGTTAAAAAGAGCGAGCCCTGTCCCTGAAGCATTGTACCATTGCAGATTCTCGCCCGACCCTGTGCGCGAATTGGCAACGAGGCCCCCATTTGCGCCACTCGCGGCGATGCTTCCCCCGAGAAGATTGCCGGTCCCGTCAACGCAGAACTGAAAGGTTTTAATGGCGCAACCGGTGAACGTGACGTTGGAAAAATCAATGCCGTGAAGCGCGCCCGGCAGGAATGCAACCGGATTCGCGGCGTAGATAAGACGGCCTGTCGTTGCCTCGATAGGCCAGTAGCTATCCTCTCGACCAATGGAAATGCCAACCTTCACGCCGACATTCGAGGCGCTGTCGCTCGTCAGCGCGAGAAGGCTGTCATGCACCGCACCCTGTATCTTGTCATTTCCACTGCCATCTCCACCAGAAACGAGGGACAGTGCTGATTTGACGGCGACCGAAGATGCGGTCATCGCCATCACGTCGATCTCGGAACCAAGCCCTTGCAGGTTCGTCGCGCCTGAATGGGCGGTGCTGATCGCGCCCATTGCGTAGAAGTTCCCCTTAGAGTTGGCGAGGCTTGTTCCCGTCCCACCATCGGCGGAATAAACATCCATGTGAGGGAACGCGGACGTGTAAAATCTCGCCGGGTTGAGCGCATCCGACGCCCCGTTGAAAGTCGTAAAAAGGCTGAGCCCTGTCTGCGCACCACTCGCACCAGCGTTGATCGCGTGGTTCATCTTGACGGCGATATTTTCAGCCGCCGTGTCTTTTATGGTGGATGTCGTGTTGAACAGGTACACATTCGAGTCAGCAGCACTACTCGTGCCGGACAACCCGCCAGAAAAGAGCCCCCCGTAAGGTAGCCACGATTTGACTCCGGTCTGTTGAAGCACGCTCGTCCCGTTGATATTGTACGACAACCCCGATGACAGATTCACGTCGCCCGTAAACGTGTCGCCCGTCTTATTCACCGGGAAGGAGTTCAGCATCCATTGCTGGTAGATACCGGAATATTGATATGTTGCGGCGATCCCGCTGGCGGTGACGCATGCTGCGGGTCCACCGGCTGCGACTGTATCGGGCGAGGTTGCGACAACGGTGATTGTACCGACAGCACCACCGAGGCAACCGATGGATATAAGCTGACCATCGAATGCTGGGAAGGGCATGTTGACGGTCCAGCTGGTGATGTCGCCAACTGCGTAGACATTGATGTTGGCCGGGTTCGCGGCTTGATGGACGGTGGTTGATACCGTCCCGCCGGATTGGACGTAGATCGCGCCGGTGGCATAGACAGGCGGGTTTAGATAGCCTTGGGCCCACGCAAGAGTCGTGGTGATAAGGACCAATGCGAAAGTGCTAAGAAAAATTCGCTTGCGCATAGGGGACCTCAGTAGTAAGAGACAGTAATATCACCTGCGGCGGTAGCAGTAACAATGGTTAGACCGGTTGTGAAATTTACGTCAAAAATCGCGCAGCCTTGGATGCTTGCGTAGGAAGTTATCGTGCCGATCTTGGTTCCGGACGCGGCGGTGTTGTCGTAGATGGTAATGGTTTCAGTCGCGGCCGGGGTATCGATGCAGATGGTATGGAGGATACCCGGCCCGGATTTGACAACGATGGTTGCGTCGGTGGTAATGTTGACGTATTTATACGCGGTAATCACTAGCTGCGGTGAACCGAAAGTCTGGGCGAAAGCTGAGGTCGCAAATAATGCGGCGAAGATTGCTGCGAGGATGCGTGACATAGTGGCCTCCGAAAATGAAAATCCCCCGGCCACTCAAGCGGGTACCAAGCCTAATACCTACGAGTAGCCGGGGGATAATTCAGTGGAACAGCCGGCAAAAAAGCCCCACTGAATAGGTTATTCTTCGATCTGTTTGATTTGCCGGGACCGTGCGATGGCTTTCTCGAGGTTGGCCGCGAAGTCTACGTTGTAGTTGATCGACGCGGATTTCTTGTGGTAGCCGACGCGATCGGCGGAAGAGTCAGCGATTGCAATTAGCCGCTGGAGCGGGATGGGTTCGTTGGATTCTTCGGCTTCGTCAAGGGCATCGTTGATTAGTCGCCAAGATTTGATGCCCGCGGAATAGACGAACTCGTTGTATTGGTCGATAGATTCTTTCCACGATTGATCGGCCATTTCGCGGTATTTGGCGATAAGTTCTTGCATGGCCGGAGAGTTCTTGAGGATGCTCACGCGAGTTGGAGTGTAGCCAACTCGGCGAGCAATTTCGGAATTGGGGAGGCCGGAGGCGATCAGCCGGGCGACCACATGGTGGGAATCCCGAAGTTTCTTGATTCCGATTTTGGCCGAAGGTTGGCGCAGGTATTCGACGTCAGCCCGGTCAAGCGGACGGACTTCGAGAACATAGGCCGAAGCTGGCCTGCGATGTTGGAGGGTCATTATATCCTCCGAACAATTGGAGTTGAAACAGGGACTAGGTGGGCCAAGGGAACATTACCTCGGGGAGAATGCTCCAAGACTAAAGCCGCGTGTACCGCGTCGATTGCATCAGGATGCACCGGCTGAATTTGAACTCGATCGAAGACAACTCCGGGGATCGGCATCCAAGGCGCCGCGGATTTTTTGCCCAAAGATCGGTGCATCATGATCCGCGCCAACATCGGCCCCCGCGCCTTGCCGATGTATTCCACGCGCCCGCGATAGGACAGGATATAAATCCCGCCTTTGAGAATTTCGCTGACGTCGGTAAACCCCGGTTCCACAGGCCCAATCTCCAATTTACAATTCCATTGAAACACAAATCCTTCCCGAAGTCAAGCGGATAATTTTTTGGTGTATGATACACCAGATTGAAATTTTTTATTTCGGGGGACGAAGTGGTTTGGGCGCCGCGGGAAGCCCAAATTTTGGCCCCCGGTGGGTGGCCGGGGGCCTTACAGATCGAGAAGTGATCGAGGGATAGGCTAGGGAGGGATTATCCCTCGGACTTAGTGGTAAACTCGGAGGCGTGAGCCTTGACGAAGGCTTGAATCTCCGGCCATGCGGAGTTGAGCTTATCGAATTGGGACTTGTAGAGAGTGATCGGGAAACGCCCCATGCCATAGATGGAGAGCGCGCCCTTGGCGGAGACTTTCAGGGTTAGCTTGCCAGTCTTAGCAGCGGCGAGGGCTTCGATAATGGCGATGAGCTCGGCGGGGGATTTGGCGGAAAGATCGGGAAGAGTGGCCATGGGGAAAGTCTCCAATGTTGCGGCGGTAGCGCCGTTGACGTGAACAACATCGCATGGTCCGGGGATCGGGTCAAGCCGGATGCGAATCACAAAATCGTGATCGGGAAGGGCCGCGGCTTGGCGCGGGGATTGCAATGCGGGGGTGCAAGGTCTGTGCCAAGGGATAGTATGCAAAGCTCATGTCAAGGGACAGCCTAGGACAGGCTAGGACAGCCTTCCCCAACTTACCAAGACATATCCCTCTCCCAAACCTGCTGATTACCTTCGGATAACCCTCGGAAACTCCTCCGGTCCCCTTCTAGAAACCCTCCCATAGCCGGTCAAACCGATTTCCGGCACCCCCTGCCATCCCTAGGGGTAACGCGCTAGGGGCGGGTATCCCCCTCCCACTATCTAAATCTCTCATATTATTATTACGACTTAGTAGAGTAGGTGGGGATAGGGGAGGATAAGGGGTCTAGGGTGAGGGGTCTAGGGTTTCTACTTGACCGGCTATCAGGGGGGTTCTAGAGGGTTTCTAGAGGGGGTCTGGAGGGTGACTGGAGGGTAGGGAGAGTCTCAACCAAGGTTTACCCTCGGATATGGTGAGAAATTACTGAAAATTGTGGTTGATTTTAAATCAGGTATGGGTTATACTTAGGACATGATCGAGATTGGGTTCAGCGGATTACGGTGCCCTTGGATAGGTTGAATACCCTATGCGACAAATCGACGCGGCGGATCAAATCTTTGTGATCGGAAAATTGATTTGTTCTCGATCCGGTCCGGTTTTGTTCACGGCGACCCGCCACAATTCCGCCGCAATTGGGGCGGATGATGGGGACCGTCGGCGATGCGACAGGTTCAGGAGATCAAGCCAATGTCCTTAGACCAAGCCATTGAAGCCTTTGATGATGCCAGTTCTTTCGGTGCAGCGATTGCGCTATACCGTGCAGCAAGCCAAGCCTATAAGAACAGGGAAATCACCGAAGAAGAATTTCAGGCAATAACCAATCGCTGTGCGGTTTACCTTGGAGGCGATCATGCTTCGTAAGTTCGGCGGGATATACTTCCTATCCATCGGACCTTTCCGCTTCTCATTCTGCAAGGTGAAATCATGCTCGATCAAGTCTCAACCCAAGCAATCATCAATTGCATCGAATGGAACAGGGAGAAACTTGAAAGTCTCCAAAGCCTTAAGCCCAGCCTGTTCTACAACACAAGAGATATCTCAAGGGACATTGCCCGGTATACATTGAATATCTCTCGTCTCGAAACTTACTTGGAGCAGCGCCTATGAGTATCCAACGCCAATTCAATCGCCACGGTGAAAACCGTACCCCGCCAAAGGCTCCAGCCAAAGGCACGCCAGATAAATCCCTGATCGAATATTCCTACTCCGACGGAACCAAGCGAGTCTTACACTTCCGCAAGGGATGGCGCTAGGGATTTCCAGCCTGAGCCAATGGGTGCGATACATTGGCTCACACAGGCAATCCCGCCTGAATAGGTAACATAGATCGGCGATGGATAGAAGCCTAGCTTCTGGAACCCTAGCAAACGACCGATGGTTTACCAAACTCCGGGCAATCCTGCCCAACTAGAGGAAAGCAAATGGCTGTCCTGAAAATCCCGGTTACGAAAGCTGGTAACCAGATACTTGAAGTGGACTCGGACTCCATCCCCGATACCATGTTCAAGCTGGCCCTTGCCGAAGGTCTTAAGGTCCTGCTCAACAAGGGCATGTCCAAGATCGCTACCAAGGGCCTCGAAGGCGATGAATTGGACAAGGCTAAGGCCGCTGCCATGGAAATCGCTGCTAAGAACCTTGACAAGCTCAACAAGGGCGAAATCAAGGTTGGTCGTACCGCTGGCGCTACCAAGATTGCTGGCGTGGTTATGACCGAAGCCCGCCGACTGGCGAAGGAAGTGGTTAAGGATGAGCTTAAGGCCGCTGGATATAAGATTTCCCACGTTGAGGCGTCGGAGATCACCAAGGCTGCCAATGCTCTGATCGAGGCTGATCCTTCGTTTATCGAAACTGCCAAGGCCAATATCGAAAGCCGTGCTAAGAAGCCCGCGGCTATCAATATCGCCGCACTTGTCCATGAGTCTCCCAAGCTCGTTGCCAAGGCTGCCGCTGCCAAGGCGGAAAAGAAGTCTACTCTGTCGGCCAAGCAGGCTGGCAAGGTTGCGCCTCGCAAGGGTCAGTCGGCCGCTCCGGCTCACTAACCCTGATTACCTTACGGCAGATTTGGTAGCAATGAACAGGCACTGGTACGAAGAAGCCTAGGCTGATCTACTATACCAAGTTCAGGATACACAAATCTCCAACTAGGCCAGCAATGAACAGCCACTCGCAGAAGCAAGTTCAGGATCGCCTAGACACAAGCCAACTAGTAGGGGATACGTCCCCTACTTCTCCAAGACAGGCGTAGCGCCAATCCCGGCCAAGACGCTAGTAAGGAAACCAAGCCATGTCTAACATTGCAGTTGACTCGGTTCTGTCGGCCTTTGCGGAAGCCTATGAGAGCCATAAGCGAGTCCCTGAATTGGAATCTCGGATTATTTCCCTTGAAGCCACCCATGCCGAAGATCAGCAGGTCATCACTGATCGGACTAATACCATTGACAAGCTCGAAACTGAAATCATCGGCTACCTTGATCAAATCAAGAAGCTGGAGGCTGACTTGGCGTCGGCCACCTTTCGTGCAGAGAAGGCTGAGGGGACTGTGGAGGCAATTCGCAAGTTCTTTCCTGAACCTGAGCCGAAGCCTGTGGAAGTGGTTCAGGCTGAACCTGTGGAGGGACCATCCGAAGTCGTGGCTTCCGTAGAGACTGTCCCTGCGAATGAATATTGGAACGCTGAATTGGAACCTGTGCCCGAACCCAAGCGTTTCTCCGGCTATTCATGGTGGTCCAAGCCTGATCATATCTCGTGGGAAACATTTGTTGCCGAAGGTGGAGAGGCTGAACCCAACCGATATGGATCGGCCTCCGGTTTCTAAGACTTTTAACAGCCGGCTAGGGAGTGCGACCCTAGCCGGTCATTAAAAGCCTAGGGAGACAAGCCAATGCGTAATGTCGAAGCTATACGAAACCTCGGAGAACTTTATTCCAAGGAAACTCTTATATCAACGGCCGTGGTTATTATTGGTGTGTTAACAGGTCTACCTCCGTCCGATATTACCTCGGATATTGCAATGGAAATCTACACCAAATTGCTTGATGAAAAAGGCTTGCAAATACAATCCATGATTGACGAAGCCATGAAGGAGTCAACCCCATGACCGCCAGCCGCGCCCAAACATTTGCCCCGCCTAATGCCCTCCGCCTCTGGACTGATGGCAAATCTATCTATGTCGAACTTTCCGGAAACCCTGTCCATATCATATCCTATCGCCTGACTGAGCAGGGTCTGTCCAAAGCCCTTGAGCTAATCAAGATCAAATCCGAATTTGCGGGCGAACCACAAAACGAACGGACTTTCAAATTCAAATCTGCATCTGCCGTATTGGCCGAACGCATCTTACGTGCCCAAGGCATAATCAAATGAAATACCCGTTGCATACTCTAATCCGGCCCGGCCAATGGCTGTTGATCCCTTGGCCGGGCACAACAGTTCCTGATAGCCTTAGATCAACTATAGCCAAATCAGGCAAGCGCCATGGGCGACGTTACGCAACCCGTAAAACTGCCGAAGGTTTACATGTAACCTACCTTGGTTCCCGCCAACCTGCTGAGGTTTCCAAATGCGCCGACGAAAATACCCCAGCCAACCTGCTGAACCGCGCAAAGATTGGCGCGATCCAAACATGACGGTATCAAGAGATTACATTATCCAAGGTTCTCTGTTTAAAGAAGTATCCCCTGAATTTGAACAAAATTTTAGAGCGCGTTCCCTATCCATGAATTCTAAACCGACGTGGCGCGATGACCCAACTTACAACCTTGGAAAACCTGCTCGCAGAAATCGACGCTGAGGGTTTTCACATCGACATGATCCACCAAAACAACGCCGGATATTGGCAAGGCTCTCTACGCCCTAAAGACGAAGCCTGTGCAACATATCCAGTCTATGGTGACAGCCTTTACTCCGCCTTAGCCCATGCGTTTGAACTAATCCGCAATGGCGTTGGTCGTCGAGTGACTTCTCATGTTAACATCTATACCGGCCCGTTTAAAGTTGATCCCGATGCAAAACTATCAAAGTCAGTTACCGAAGCCTTAGCCAACCTGCTGCCAAAATCTGAGCCGATAAAACGTAGGATATGAACGCCGCCTATGTACATTGAGTATTAAAACCGGAAGGAAACAAGTGATGGAAAATACACCAGTTACACAAATTACCGACGCCAACGGCAATTGTGCCTCGATTAGGCATTGGGGCAGCGAAGAAGCCGCGCGCGCATCGCTGAAAACGCTTAGAAATTGTAAAAATTGTTGGAACTGCCAGCGCTGCTCAGACTGCTCAGGCTGCGAGAACTGTGTGGATTGCTCAGACTGCTCAGACTGTATGAATTGCTTGGATTGCTTGAATTGCTCAGACTGCTTGGATTGCTCAAGCTGCATGGATTGCTGTGATTGCTTAGACCGTGAGAAGGGCAAGAAAAACAAAGTTGACGAAAGTTTACAACCGGTTATCCCTGTCATCAGTGGGATTCATCAGGCGGTTTATGCCGCCGCTTCCGCCCCAGCCGCGCTCATTATGGAAAATTGGCACACCTGCGAAACGACTCATTGCCGCGCTGGTTGGGTCATCACTCTCGCTGGCGAAGCCGGAAAGGCCCTTGAGGAATACTGGTCCACGGACCATGCTGCTTGGTTGATTTACAAAGCCAGTGACCCCGAGATTGCGCATCGCCCTGATTTTTTCTGCTCGAATGACGACGCGCTCGTTGATATGAAGCGACTTGCGGATGCTGAACGTGCAAAAACCTAAGACCGCCACAAACGATTTACCACGCCGAAAATCCGCCCGAACTCAACAGGAGTAACCATGAGCATTCAAACCCTTCTTAACGGTGAAAAAACCGTCGAAGCTGTCATCACTCATATCATCACCGGATATCAACATCTAATAGCTACCCCATCCGTTTTGCAACTTATCCACAACTACCCAAGCCTGCTTCATCTATCCGAGTCTATCGCCAGCTTTATCCCTGTCGTCAATGAAGGCATGGCAGTCGCTGACCTGCTAATCGAATATGGCCCATTGCTCTACAACGTCGGTCACACCATCAATATCCATCCGCAGGAAGCTGGGAAATCCATTCACGATCGAGAACTAAACTCCGACATGCCGAACTAGAACCCAAAAGGAGTCCAAGACAATGCACTGCTTAGAAGGCAAGACCATCACGCAAATTGAACTCGCCTCGGATAAAAAGGCGATACGTTTCACCGTGGATGCAGACGAGTGGATTATTGCGAAAGCTTTTGGCGATTGTTGCTCTGATACGTGGATCGAACATATAGAACTTCCTGCGGCGGGGCTGCCAGCGAAAGTGCTTTCGGTTGTCGACCTTGATTTGCTTGGATCGACTGACGACGATTGCCTTAAGGTTTACGGGTTCAAGATTGCGACAGACAAGGGCGATATCATCATTGACTACCGCAACGAATCGAATGGGTACTGTGGAGGCGATTTGTACTGGCCCGGGGACTACCATTCCGGCGGTGTCTATGGCCAGAACAATTCGACCGAAGAATATGCGCCGCTGACCGGCGACGTCTGACACAGAAAAGGCCGCCGATGGACTTGTCAGCCGACTTCACCAACAACTAGGAGACAATCATGCGCCATTCAGTTGATGTAACCATCCTCGACGTTGAATATGAAGTCATCGTTGATTACAATTATTCCAAAGCATACCCGCCAAGTGAAGATGAGCCGGGTGCCCCCGAACAAATTGAAATAACCGGCGTAAGAATAGTAAACCAAAGCATCAATCTTCCAATTCCAAACTGGCTTTACCTGTCAGTCGTAGACTTCATCGAACTTCACCACTACCAAAATCTTTGCGAGGAGGCCCGCGAATGATAAACTTTCTTCGCCGAATCTTCGGCATAACCGAAATCAATCGGTTAACCGTGGAAATCAATCGCCTGATCGAAGAAAATATCAACCTGCAAGATCAACTTTCCACTGAGCAAAACATCAATGCAAAACTGGTAGAAATAATTCGCGATATGGATCAGCAAATCTGGACCTTGGGTCAACAACCTTCATGGGAACGGATGCAACCATTATTTGCAGATTTACTTGAAGACACAACTAAACGAATGAATGAAGAATCTTCGCGTATACGCGACATACTTATTCCAGAAATCCGAAAGGTCTTCCATGACTGACTCCAAATACTCCACCATCGGCGGCCAAGTCACGCGAGGCGAAGCCTACACCAAATTCATGTATCACCTTCGCGAAGCCCAAGATCAAGCCGCGGTTTTGGCCCATCTTCACAATACCGAAGATTCGCATATGGACAAGCTCATGGCCAAGGGTTGGCTGGGAATATCTGAGTTAATCAAACGCATGATAGCGCAGGTGATCGACCTCGCGAAGAATAAATTTCAATAACGTTAAACTTTCTACTTGCTTTTCCCGGTTATATCAGGTATAATCAGGAATAATCAGAGGATCAAGCCATGACCCCCACACCCGAGCAATCCGCAATTCTAGACTTCGTTCAAGCCTGCCCCGACAACCTTATGATCCGCGCTTACGCAGGCACCGGCAAGACCCACATGCTAACCGAAATCGACAAAGCCTGTGGAACCAATCCCAAGCTCCTGATATGCTTCAACAAATCTATCGCCACCGAAGCAACCAGCCGCGTTCTTCCTTCGACCACAGTCAAGACCTTCAACTCCCTCGGACACCGGGTTTGGGCCGATGCTTGCGGCAAACGCCTGACCCTCGAAAAATCCAAAATCCTCAACATCTACCGAGCAATCGCCGATGAAACGTCAGCCGCTGAACGGTCGGAACTTTGGTCTTATTATGATTTGGTATCTTCCGGTGTTAATCTGGCGCGAGCTATTGGCTACATTCCGCCAAATCATGCGAAAGCATCCAAGGCCTTAACCAACTATCATACCCTAGAGCGCCTTCTCGACGAAACCCCATCACCAGATGCCCATGCCTTGATTGATAAAATCCTGAATATCTCCATTAAGCAAGCCTACGACGGCTTAATCGACTTCAACGACCAAGTCTATATGCCAGCCCTGTTCTCCGGCGCATTTCCTCAGTTTCCGTTGGTGATGATAGATGAATATCAAGACCTTTCTCCGGTTAATCACGCGATGGTGGCTAAGCTCTGCCGCCGTTCCCGGCAAATTGGCGTCGGTGATGAATGCCAAGCCATATATGGATTTCGCGGTGCTGCCGCGTCGTCAATGTCAGATGCAATCGACCGATTTTCCATGTCCGTATTGCCCCTCTCGGTTACCTTTCGATGCCCGTCAAATATTGTTCAGAATGTCCTTTGGCGAGTGCCCGACTATAAATCAATCCGAGAGGGAGGTCTTGTTGAGAACCTTCCTGAACCTACCATCAACGACGACTCAACAGTAATCTGTCGAAATAACGCCCCACTTCTCAAGCAAGCCATGCGCCTACTGATCGCCGGACATTCTGTTGACGTCGCTGGGGTTGACGTTGGTGCCCGGATTATCAAAACCATGACCAAACTCGGCTCAGAATCCTTGACCCGAGCCCAGACCCTATCCGCGATCGACGATTGGCAGGCTGAACGTGAATCCCTTGACTCCAAATCTGCCCCAGACCTCGCCGAATGTATGCGAGTATT